CAAACCAACCAGTGTCCTCATTATACACACGTTCAATTCTTGTCTTACGTTTCATTGTCACTTCTGTTTGTTCCTAAGTGACAACCTTTTTCAGGGAAGTACAGTTTAACTATTAATTGCTGTTATGCAGCCGAGTCGGCACTCGTAAAACGGTTTGAGGATATGACTACTTCAATTAAGAACAAGATGAGAAAGGTAATGCAGTTGGCACATAGAGCCTATCAGTTGAAATCAAGTTCAATGTCTTGGGTTGAGTGCTTGAAACAGGCTTGGCAGGTCGTAAAGCTTGAGGCAGCGATGAAGACCAAGGTGGTAGAGTTCTTCTTTATGAAGATGAATGGTGAGGTAAGACAAGCCTTTGGTACTCTCCTTCAGAGCCACATTGACTATACTCCAAATGGCACAGGGCATGCAGCATCAAGAGATTGCATCCGCTATTGGGATGAAGAAAAGGGTGCTTGGAGACAATTCAAGGCTTACAACTTCTTGCGAGTTGCATAAAGATATTTACACGTTCTAAGGTGTTTGGCGAGGCTTTAATAGGGGTGAGCCTATTTAATCACCCCTTTAGTTTAGGACTTTTAAATTAAAATCGAATATGTTACATTCTGAGATTGTTAGTGAGTTGAAGAACATTGGTGTACAAGTAAAACCATATAATGTTCAAGATGGCTTTATGGATATGTTCGTAAATGGTGAGGTTTACGATATGTTTGTGAAGTTTGTAAAAGAGAACAACTTAGAAGTGATATATGATAACATTCATCATTGGGATATTTTCACATGGTGTGATGCTACAATTTGGTTTTAATCAGAAATAGAGTATAAGATATGGAGACAATTGCTAAGTGTTTGAAAGAAGTGTTCTATAAAGGGCATCATATTACCAAGGTGGAGGACGTATTCGGTCAGGTATTCGTTCGCATTGATAATGTAGTTGAACCAGACTATGCTAGCATAGCCGAGGCGAAACGTGTAATCAATGGTAAAGCCCCAAAGTGGTTTAATGATGGTTATATGTGGGACGAAGCCAGCAAGAAAGTTGTAAAAGACCCTAACGCTTTCCGATGGGAGGAGTAAGAAAAGATAAGATAAAGAACTTAATACAATTGGTTATGGAAAAGTTTATCAATGATGGTGGTTATGTCTTCGAGAAAACAAATGAGTTTCCGGATGGCTATGAGATTTGGGCGATTGGTCGAAGAAATTTCGAGCACAAGGGTTACGTGCCATTGTGTGAGGTTGATGAGAACTACAACGTCAAAAGAGATACCTTGAAGGCTTTGAAAGTCAAGGATGAAGCATTTGCTTTGGCTTTACTCTATGAAGCCGTTAAACGAGGTGTAAACAAGAAGAAGTATAACAAAATGTTAAGTGCATAAGAGCATGGATGAGAATTTCTTGAATGTGCTCTATATCGAGCATACAGACAAAATAGGCGTTTTAAAGGACGATAAGAGTGAAAGGGTATCTATTATTCTTGGGACGGATAAAACGCTTGTAGAACGCAAGAGAGAGGGTAATACATACCTTTTGATACCATTGACAAAGAACCACACGTTTAAGTATAATGGTGATGTTTTGGAGGTCGATGGCAAGATTATCCCTAGCAAGGTGTTTTTTCGCAAAGATGCTTGCCAATGGGTGATGGTGAACAAAGCTATCATTTCCAAGGTAGCATAAAATATATGGTACGAGGCAGCAAGTCGTGAGCGGGACACGACAGAAATCTAAACTCCCACTGGTATGCTGCCAACTACCTTTTTTTTGTTTAACAATTTAAATTTTAGGTAAATGACATTAGGATTTAACAAAACTGATGTAAATGTAGAGGCTTTACCAGTAGTCTCAGAGTTCCTTAATAATGAAAAAGGAGGTGTTGAAGTTGTAGAGATTATCGAGCATGACGGGAAACAAGCCGTGAACGCAAGGGAGCTGCATCAAAAGTTGGGTAGCAAGCGTGATTTCTCTAATTGGATTCAAGACCGTATCAGTAAGTACGGATTCGTTGAAAATCAAGACTTTGAGGTTTTCAACAAATTTGTTGAAAACTCAAAAGGTGGCAGACCAAGCAAGGAGTACGCCTTATCTTTGGATATGGCTAAGGAGCTTTGCATGATTGAGAACAATGAGCAAGGCAGGTTGTTCCGCAAGTACTTTATCGAGGTAGAGAAAGCTGCCAGAGCTAAGTACGAGCAAGAGAAGTTAGATAAAAAGGCTTCCGATTCCTTTGACATCAAGTTGAAGTGGTTGAACTTTCTTCCTGGTTATCTAAATCTCAGCGATGTTTCCAAATTGGCGATGGCTAAGAAAATTGCCGAACCATTAGGATTACCAACACCCGATTACGTGAGCGCACCGAATGGTGCAAAGCATTCCGCAACGGAATTGTTGAAATATCATGGTGTTGGATTGTCTGCCCGAAAGTTCAATGAGTTGGCGGTTAAGGCTGGTTTATTGGAGCTAAAAGAGCGCAAGGGTACGACCAAGGTACACAAGTATTGTGAGATTACCAAGAAAGGATTGGCTTATGGTGAGAACGACATCAACGAGAAGAATATGAATCAAACACAACCACATTGGTATGATTCTAAATTTGGGGAGGTATTAGAAATCATCGGCTACAAGTCATCCAAGCAAGTAGATATGTTTGCAAGCGGTGAGACACACAATTAAACTGTAGTAATATTGATATATAATCGAGTATGAGGGGAATGCGCGATGCACTCTCCTCTTTTTTATGGTGAAAGTTTTTGTTTTTCACAATATAGATAAGTGTTGTTAAACTGAGTGCTAATTTTTGGTAGAGTGGAATATAATAGCTATCTTTGTGGTCGAATTTCAAAACTTATAAGGACATGAAGATATTAGAACCAAAATATGAAATCCTATCCCAAGGTGAGGGTATGGATGGAGTTTACAAGCAGATAGAGTTATGCGGTCGCACTTGCTATGCGTCAAGTATGAAGATAGACAAAGATAGTGCAAAACCTTTCGTTGAGCGTATGGTAAGCAGCAACCATCTTGCCATGTGTGAGCATGGAACGATTTACCTCCATGTAGCTTACGATAATGACTTCTTTGTTCCGGAGTCTCTACTGGTCAAACACTATCGTGAGAACAAGTATTCCAAGGTGATGCAGATAGGTAACGATTACTATATCACAACCAACTACAGAGTGATAGTTGAAAATAATTGGTTTGAGGATTTGGACTATATCTGCGAGCCTACGGAATGGCATGAGAAGCGAATAACAGTCCGTTTTACTACTCAGATTGCGGTAAGTAGAGAGGCTAACAGACATCGTGTAGATTCCGTAGCGGAACAAAGCACCCGATATTGCAACTATAGTAAAGATAAGTTCGGAGGCGAGATTGCTATCAACAAGCCAAAGTGGGTTAGCGAAAATGATGCGGTTAATCCATTGTCTTTTGATGGTGGAACATTTGTTGACCTATCAAAGAACATCGGTAGTTATGAACATTGGAGTCCGGTAGAAAAATGGTGGTTTGCAAATAGAGTATGCGAAATGATGTATTTGTCTTTGGTCAAGGATGATGGTCTTAAGCCACAGGATGCGAGAACAATACTTCCTCTTGATACCAACACTGAGTTGATTCATACCGCATTTGTGAGCGATTGGAAGCATTTCTTCGAGCTGAGAAGTCTTGGTACGACCGGAAAGCCTCATCCAGATATTGAGGTCTTGGCAACACCATTGATGAATGAGTTCAAGGAACGAGGTTTGATTTAATCGTTTATGAAGAAGAAAGCCAAGCAAATAGCCAAGGTGATGAGCAATGACTCTTTGGAGGTTGTTGCTCAGATGATTGCTGATGAAGCAAAAGGTGTGCGCTACGAGGTGTATGCCGATGGTTCTAGTAAGAAAGAAAAGTGTGGTTGTGGCTGGCTTGTGCTTCATAAGGGAGTTATTATCAAAAGTGGGAAATATACTTTTATCACAGCTAAAGTGAACGATTCGGTGAGAGCCGAAATAAGGGCGGTTATTCATGCATTGGGTGATTGCCCTCTTTCATGTTCTGTTGATGTATATGTGGATTGCCAAGTAGCTATAGAGAGAATACAGGCATGCAAGTTAGGAGATTTGCAACCTATATATAATAAGGTAGCGAAAGACAAGACGATAAGATACCATTGGGTAAAGGCTCATAGAGGTAATATGTATAACGAAATGGTGGATTCTTTGGCTTTTTCTGCTACAGAAAGTTAATTTTGCATCTAAGCGTATAATAAGCGTTAAAAGATAAAAGAAATACATTAAACAAGTTGCACATTTCAAATATTCTTTGTATCTTTGCATTGTAATTAAGAAACAAGGTTACTAATTTTAAAAAGGTGAGACACACCTTAAAAACTGTGATTCGTTATGAATACTAGATTGAGTAAGAAAGAAATAATGGTTTATGGCAATATCGAAGTGATGGCTGATGTAATTGGGGGTAACAAGTACTTTACATTTGCTGAGTTGTATGATTTCGATTTGGATAATACCAAGGATGAGTTGAAAGAAATTTTAAACTCTTTGACTGAGAAAGGTTACTTGAAGAGTTTTCACGATTTCGACGAAACTTATCGAGTTTTAAAGTAAGAATAACAAAGGGGATATAAAATCCCCTTACAATATAAATTTAGAGCGTGAGACACACGTAAAACTGTATTGAAACAATGAAAAAGGTATTCACAATTGAGAATGCATTAGCATTTTTGTTTGCTCTTGAAATAGTATCATTAATATTTTTTCTAGGATAGGGCTTATGCAGATTAAGTTTGGTAAGATAAAGTTTACTGCGGCTAAGTCCGAAAAAGGATGCCGCTTTGATGCTTGCTACAAAGGGGAGCATGTGGCTTTTGAGAGTGAAGACATGTCTTTGTATGATGATGTTTTTTCTGATAATAACAGAAGAGCAAAGGCTGCAAAGAGGGTGGTTTACGAGAACATTAAACACAAGTATTATGAGACCCATAGAGATTAGCGATTTCAACGCTGCCGATGAATTTGTAGTTGAGGCAATGATGCAAGATGGCAAATTCAAGGTTATCGGCAAGGTTATTATTGATAATAATCTTCTGAATGATGATGATTTGGAATCCATCTGGGATTATGCCAACTGGGAGACGAATGGCTATGAAAAGATGGTTGTCTCTAATGGAGTGTACAAAGGCTTGAAAGCGTTTAGTGATGGTCGAATGTTCTATGTAATTACGGATGATGAGGTCGGAGTGGTAAACGACAATATCATGGTACGTAAGCATTATGATGTCAACAATGGCTATTATATAAAGTCATCAAGGTTACACAAGGAGCAATCCAAGGATTTGTGGTGCTTTGGCAGCTGCGAGACCATAACTAACGAATATAAGTCAAACATTTTACATGAAGTACTTTGTGGCAAAGATGAACCATATAAAGCCTACCTTCCTTGAAGGCGGTGAAGTCTGGCATGATATTGATAAGTTCCCGATGCTAGACCATACTATTTTAGTTGAGTTGCAGGTAAAAGGCTCTGACGGATTGATTTACCGGACGCAAGATGTATGTGTTGAACGTGCAGATAGATTTGAGCCTACGATGTCTTTTGTCCCTAAGCGTTGGGCGTATGCAATAGATTTAGCTCAATGCAAGAAAGTGGAAGGATAAAATAAAATACAAATTAAAAATAAGCATATGGAAGAATCGAGAGGTGTTTACACATTACCAGTCTTGTATAATGAGCAAAGTGGTACAAACGAAGGTGTATGTGTAAGAAAAGAACTTGGAGTAGTTGTTGCAATCGACAATGAAGATGAGTTTAAAGGTGTTTTTTCAAAGGATGGTGAGGTTGATGTATTCAAGCAGTTACTATCACAAGAAGTGTATCGTTACTATACAGAGCACAACGCATTCCCTACTGGGCCTTTGGTTTCTTACAAGATGGATGGCGACATCATCTTTGATTACGTTGAAGTAACTATTGGAAAAATGTATGGCGGTTATGTTTATGTTGTTCATTACAACTTTGCAAGCACCGCATCATGATAAACAAGATTGATTATGACAGTAGTAAGAGATAGAATTAAAATTGCAGCTCAGATTGAAGTCTTGGAGGACATTGCTATTGACTATAGGGGAAAGACAATAGACAATATCATTCAACAGCTAGAAGCAAGGTTGAGTGCGTTGAAGTAAGTTCAAATTTTTGAAGTTGAAAGACTATGAGTGGTGGACGTTTTGATTATGCTCAGTATAGGATTGCTGACATATACACAAAGATAGAAGATTATGTTGATGGTCATCCATTGGATGAGGAAGATGAAAGATGCTTTCTCGAAGACCGATGGCTAGAGGAGGAAGAAGACAAGTATGTTAGAAAGCATCATCATACGATGCCTAACAGATATGGCTTATCTAAAGAGACTATCAAGGAATTCAAGAAGGGTATTGAGCTTCTGAAGAAGGCTCAGGTTTATGCCCAAAGAATAGACTGGCTTCTTTCCGGTGATGATGGAGAAGATAATTTCCATCTACGTTTGAAAGAGGATTTGGCAAATCTTAAAAGTAAGAAAGGATAGATTATGAGTTGGAATTATCGTTTAGATACACCTATGATGCAATTAGCTGAAGAGGTGAATAAGAAATATGATACCGATGCTGGTAAGATGCTTCTTTGCACTTATCTCTTTATGGTATCAAGTGAAGAGGTCAAGGACAAGCAAGCTTTCTTTGATTGGGTAGAAGAATTGAGTAAGTCTAGCAAGTGTGATGCGGTAAGGGAGTACGTGGAAATCAAGGACAAAGCCGATTGGCTGCATGGTGGATTCTGTAAGCCGATTTACCGCCACTACAAGGGTAATTTCTATGAGTATCTTGGAGAGGTTACTGATAGCGAGACTTCTGAGGTAAAGGTTGCGTATCAAGCAGTGTGCGGACAGCATGAAGTTTGGGTGCGACCAAAGGAAATGTTCTTTGGTAATGTTGAGGTAGATGGTAAGCTAGTTCCTCGATTTGAGAAGATAGATTTAAAAGACTTAGAGAAACAAGCCGAGATCAATGGATAGAAGAAAGATTAAGAGTTTGCTAGGTCTAGCAATCTTGCGAGTGAATGAAGTCGTACCGGATTTCGAAGACTTGAATAAGGTTCTTCCTTTGCTTAGACAGGCAATTGATGAATTAGATAAGTCTGATTCGGGTTCAGTTTAAAAAGGGTGGAAAATGGCAAATAAGCAGACGATAAAACCAAAGGTAGTTCCTTTTGAGATAGCCAAGCTTCTGAAGGAGGTTGGCTACGATGAGAAGATAGCCGAATTTTGGGCTTATGCTAGTCCTTGGACAGCAAAGGGTGGTATTCGTAAGGGTGGAAAATATAATGAGCATTACGGCAGTTATATCGCTTATTCAAATTCCGAGTGGGAGAAATCCAATATTGAGTTTTCTGCTGCCTTAAAGTTGAATAGTAAGCATCCGGCAATATCCGCTCCAAGCTATGATATGGTGTTAGATTGGCTTTTAGAGCATTTCGGTTACTGCATTTGTGTTGCAAACATTTCGAAAGGTAAGTTCTGTTGGCAAACTACATCATGGTGTGTAGAGGAAGGCTTGTGTCATACGGATGGTAAGGAATATTCCAGTAGATACAAGGCAATGGATGCCGCTTTCAAGAGTATCTTAAAGGCTCGCATTGAGAATAAAGATAACGAGGTAATCAAAAGACTTTTGGAGGAAATACAAGATGGAAAGAATTTATGATACTTTTGTACACGCAATAATGATGAAGTTAGAAGCTCGTTTATGTACTGAACTCGAATGTGTTTATAAGAATATAACAAACAAGATTGTTGAGAAGAAAGGTAAACTTACCAACGAAGACGTAATTGAGTTTCAGAAAAAACTACAAGAAGTGTACGACAGGAATGCTGCTATTCGTGAAGAGGTTACTGACATTAAAGATTCCAAGAAATGTATCTTAACTAAAGAAGCATGTGAAGAGTTAATAAAGCGACTTTGCGTGATTAATATAAAAGAAGATGAACAAGCAAAGAATGATAGAGTGGATAGCCACTTGTGATACAGGTGTCTCTTCAATGACTATGTGGAGTGCATTGATGGGGGTAAAACGAAAGAAAGATTTGGATATTCCTAAAGACAATCGTGACTTCCGTAGATGCTATGATATGGTAGAATACGGACACGTAACCTTGGATGAGCTACAAGTTGTAAAGAAGCAATATCCTTGGTTTGCTCCTGTTGTTGACAATTGGAAGGAATTGTCTCTTTTGTTTGAGGAAGAGTTGGACAAACGTTTGTATATACGAATCCGTCAGCTTTGCAAAGAGTCAGATGCTATCCGGTATGAGGTAAAGGGAGGACTTTATTATGAAAGGGGTTTTTGGTATAATGTTTAATTATTTAAAAGATAGAAAGAATGAATAAAGACAAATTAAAGGTCAGCTTTGTGATTGACCGCTACAAGGTAATTGGTATGCTTTCACGTAATTGTGAGAATGCTGAAGAGTACAACGAGATTATGGATATTCTTGAAGGCAAGAATGAGTTTGTGCGTGATGCGAATGGTAACGAGGAACTTGCAAGCCGCATTTGCAATTATGCTTTAGACTCTATCTTGGTTGAGAATCCAGATTTGGCTCTCCGTAAGCGTTTGGATAAGGAACAGAAAGGCGATGATGCTCCTGATGGAATTTCAAATGTTATCGAAATCAAAGGTGATGACGCAAAGAAACTTGTAGAAACCCTTTGTAGCATTCTCCACAAGGGTAAGTGATGTAAAATTCATCAAAAGAATATAAATAAACACTAAAACACTTACAAGTATAAGAAAAAATGCTTATCTTTGCATCGTGTTTGAAACAGATGGCCTTCTGAGAGGTCGCTTCTACCATAAGTCAAGACTTAGGAGTTTACGGCATGGTTTACACATTACCCAGCCCAGCTAGACTATAACAAGCAACTCTTATTAGGGTGAGAGACCCTAGTTGCTGCATTAGACAAGTGGTTAAGTCGCCAGCTTTTCACGCTGGTATTCAAAGGTTCGAATCCTTTATGCAGTACATACAAAATTGCCCTATGGTGTAATGGCAACACTACAGGTTTTGGTTCTGTCATTAGTGGTTCGAATCCGCTTGGGGCAACAAGGTGGAATTGGTATATGTTCCACAAAAGGTGCGATATTCAAGCGGTTAAAGAAGATAGACTGTAAATCTATTCCCATTGTGGGTTCGGTGAGTTCGAATCTCCCTTGCACCATGAGAACTTTTGTCATAATATGAGGAATGTAGCTCAGTAGTAGAGCACTTGGCTTGGTAACTAAGGGGGCGTTGGTGCGAATCCAATCATTCCTTTACGCTTTCGTAGCTCAGTGGCAGAGCATAGGATTTTTAATCCTAGGGTCGAAGGTTCGAATCCTTCCGTTGGCACAATGATACACAAGAAGAGAGCCGTGATGTTTGTTTTGTTGGAATCTCGGACATCTGTCAATGGGCAAACGTAGGATGCAGATGAGACGAATAAAGTTGTGAATAAGTCTATGAACTAGGGGAACAAGCGGAATGGCTCTCTATTGTGCTTCATTTGATGGTTTAACGAAAAATTGAAGAATATGAAAAGTCCGTTAAGAATGGCAGTCGCTTTAGAAAAGAACAACAAGGTATATCCAAAAGATGTACGGAAGTTCTTGATGGGATTGTACGCCACGCTGCATTTGACAGATAACGCAACGGCTAAAGATATGGAAAAGCTGGTATATTATGCTTTTCGGAATGGTTACCTACTAGGTGTTAAGTCTGAAGGAGGTGATGACCAAAAAGCGTATGACAGACTACCGGATTTGGGAGTAGAAGAAGATATTGGTGATGATTTAAAAAGATAGTCGATAAAAATTGGTAATTAGTTAGTAAAGTTTTTTAGGCTTTGGTGTGTGAACATCGAAGCCTTTTACATATATAATAAGGTAAAATAAAAGCTGAAATGTTAACAAGACTCATATAGCAGTTACGAAAGGTTAAAATACGAAAGAAAAACATTAAAAAACTTGCATGTTTCAAAACTTATTCGTATCTTTGCATCGTCAATCAAGATAAGTTGGTTGATTTGCCGAGTGACAAGTTTCACTCAATAAGGTGAGAGCGACACCAAGGGGTAAGACCCGAAACAACTAGCACAATTGATTATGTCTAAGCAGACTGGTTTTTCATTCGCAAGTTCAAAGAAGTCATTAATCGAGACTATTGACGAAATCAAGAAGTCAAAGATGCCTCGCAACGAAAAGATTGTTGCATTGAAGGCTTGCGGTCTTCGTGAGAAAGAAATCTCCGATATGTTGAAGGTTTGTGTGCCAAGCGGTTCAACTTCAACGAGATTCGTTTATACATTCGGTGTTGAGATAGAATGTGTTCATGCCGAGCGCAATGCCTTGATAGAGGCAGGTCGTCAGAATGGTGTTGATATTCATTCTGAGGGCTATAACCACACCGACAACAAGAGTTATTTCAAGATTGTTAGTGATTCTTCAGTTGGTGGTGATATAGACCCTAACGAGGTTGTAAGTCCGGTATTGAATGGCAATACAAATGGTATGGCAACCTTAAAGAAGGCTATCAAGTCTTTGGATGCCGTAGGTGCAAGAGTAAATTCTACTTGTGGTCTTCACGTTCATATTGGTGCAGCAAAGTTGACAGGTGAGCAGTATGTTAACGTCTTCAAGAATTATCAGAAACTTGAAAGATTGATTGATAGTTTCATGGCTCCTTCACGAAGAGGCAATTGCCGTTGGGCAGCCAGCTTGCTTGACAAAGATTTCTCTAATTGCCGTGGTAATTACGATATTAGACGTACTGTATTTCATGGAGACAGATATTACAAGGTCAATGCAGAGAGTTTTGCACGTCACAAGACTATCGAATTTCGTCAGCATCAAGGTTCAACCAATTACAAAAAGATTGAAATGTGGGTTAAGTTCTGCGCAAAACTTGTCGGTTGGTCTCGCAATAATGTCTTTGCTAGTGAGGTTATGAATATCGAAGATATACCTTTCTTGAATAAAGAAGAGAAGGCTTTCTTCCAGAGTCGTAAGGATGCATTTGCAGCCAATAACGATTAATTAATGTAGTCCTAGGGTAAAAGCCCTAGGACACAAAGAAATCAAAGTATTATTAAGAAAAAGAAAGGGTAAAGATATGTGTGTTATTATTGTATGTCCGAAAGGTGTTGCTTTGCCATCTGTAGATGAGCTAAAGGCTGCGTATATGAGAAATCCAGATGGTTGCGGTTTTGTGAGCGAGTCTGACCATTACAAGAGTTTGCATTTCTCTACATTTATCCGTAGATTGATGAAGCGAGATATAAATGAGAATGTAATCATACATTTCAGATTTGCTACTCATGGTTCTGTCTGTGTCAAGAATTGCCATCCATTCTACAAGGCAGGTTATTGGTTCGCACATAATGGAGTGCTCCCGATTTGCTCCGAGCATGATAAAACAGATAGTCAAATTTGTTTTGAACGTTTCATTTATCCTACTATCAAGAAATATGGTTGGGGTTCTGATGAACATATGAAAGAAATGAACAAATGGACAGCTCATGGTTCTAAGTTTGCAATGTTGCATAATGGTGAGATTGTGAAGTCCGGTAAATTCATAGAGCGTGATGGACGGTTCTATTCTAATTTGAATCATTTGGGTTATATGAGAAATGTAATAAACTTTTAGAAGATTAATGTTTAGGTTCTTTTTATTCGACAAGCGTCAGATGTCCGTGAGGATATTTGGCGTTTTTTTTGTTATATAAGGAGTTCTATTTTGCGTAGCTATTAATTATTCGTTTATGTGATGAAATAGCCTTAAATCGCTTAGAAATGCCGTTATTACTCACTTTTGCTTAAAAGTGAGATACTTGCAAATGGTTTAGTGCATTTATTATTCTTTTCGTATTATCTTTGCACTAGTTTTAACAAATATATCGAAAGAATGAAAGATAAAATTTTCCAGTTACTAAAACAAGAGTATAAGTCTCTTGGGTTAGGTGATGAAGTTCTTCAGGCACATGCCGAAATGCTTGATAAGATGGGGCTTGTTACTGATGACAACATCGAGACAGTGGTTGCTAGTCAAAAGAGTTTTTTGGAGTCCTTGCAAAAGGACAATGACCGCAGAGTTACCGATGCCAAGAAAAAGTTCGAGGAGGCACAGAAGGCTAAAGAAGATGCTGAACGCAAGGCTGCTGAAGAAGAAGCCAAGAAGAAAGCTGACGAAGAAGCCAAGAAAGCCGCTGAAGAAGCCGAAAAGAAACGCTTGGAGGAATTGGCAAAGAAAAACGAAATGCCGGATTATCTCAAAAAATACTTTGAAGAGCAAGCAGCAGAGAAGAAAGCTTCAGATGAAGCAAGAACCAAGGAACGTGAAGAGTTCAAGAAACTCGTTGAGACCTTGACTCAGAAGAACACAGACCAAGCCAAGACTTACAACGAACAGATGGAGGCGCAAAGCAAGACCATTAAGGAATTGCAAGAAACTATCCAAAAGCAAGCTGAGGAGGCTAAGGCTAAGGAAGAGGCTGCTGCGAAGGCAAAGGCAAAGGCAGACCACGATGCGAAGATTTTATCAAAGGCTAAGGAGTTGGGCATTCCCGAAAGTCGTATCAACGAGGGTTTCACCTTGAGCGATGATGCTACAGATGAAGCTATCGAAACATACCTCTCCAAGGTAGCGAACAACTACAAGGCGTTGCAACAACCACAATTCGGGGGCAGCTATCGTGCTAGCGAGGGCGAGCCAACAAAGGAGGACGTTGACAATGTAGCCGCATCATTAGTTCAGTCACTTTAAAAATTGAAAAACATGAATCAGGAATTGAAGACTACAAAAAAGCAAATTGTCTTTGGTGAGGATTCCGTCATTATCCAGAAATGGGAAGGCGACATCAAGGGCGGTCGTGCTTTGGATTGGACAGGTGTAAAAGATGAAGTTCTTTACGCAGGTCGTGTTATCGTGACAGATGGTAAGGGAACTTACAAGCCATTACCTATTGAAACAGGCAATTATAAGGATTTGGGTACTGCCAGTGACCCATTGGAGCATTACAAGTATGCGGGTGTTCTCTATCGTTCCATTCTGAACGGTGAACCAGCGGCAATTATGACTGCTGGACAAGTTAACAAGGTAGCAGCTAAGGCTGCAAATGGTGCAGACTATCCGGATGCGTTCCTTACAGCTATGCCAAAGATTGCTTTGGTTAGCGATGAGGATGCAAACAAGTTCGATGAGTCTGATGCAACCATGGACAAAGACTAAAAGAAGGAGGATAACAGATGGAAAAATCACTTTATTTTCAGTTGGTCAATAAATACTTCCCACAACTTGTTGCAAGTGTAGTAGAGAAGTTGAACGGCAAGAATCAGACTGCATTGACCTATATGTACCGAGACCACTTGACTAACACATATAGTCAGGACGGACGCTGGGCATCAATTACTGCGGAATACACACGAGTTGCTGCTGATGTTGTATCAATGGATGCGGAACTTCCATTGAAGAGCCGTGATAAGGTTTCAACCGCTGAGGGTCAAATCCCAAAGGTTGGTATGAAGCTTTACATGTCAGAGAAGCAGCTTAAGGATTTGGATAACATGATTGCGCAACGTTTGCCTCAGCCACAGATTTTGCGTAACTTGTTTGCAGACCTTCCTCGTTGTATTCAGGCGGTTTACGAGCGTATTGAAGATATGTTCCTCAGTGAACTGTCAACAGGTGTAGCTTTGGCAACTCGTTCCGGTGGTACTGGTGTCCGAGTTGATGTAGGTTTTGCCGAGAAGAATAAGTTTGGCCATGGTGTTAAGGCTTGGGACGAAGAGGATGCAACTCCTCTTGATGACATCCAATTGGTTTACGACAAGGCGATGGAAGACCAAAATACCATCACTACTTGTTATCTTGATGATTACACAATTAAGTTGCTTGGCAAGAACAAGCAGGTTCGTGCTCAGTTTGCCTTCAATCAAGGCATTGCAATTGATAGTGATAGCAATATTCCTATTTTGAGCTTTGAGCAGATTGCGTCTATCTTTAAAAATAAGTGGCAGACCAACTTGGTACGTGTAGCCCGTACTATCAAGACCGAGATTAACGGCAAGAAGGGAACACACAACCCTTGGGCTAAGGGTCACATGACCTTTACATGCTATGATAACCTTGGTGATTTGTTCTGGACTAACGTAGCCGAAGCTACAAGACCAGTTGCAGGTGTTACTTATCAGTCAGCCGATGAGTATATCTTGGCTAGCCGTTATTCTACTAACGACCCACTCCGTGAGTTCACTAGCTCACAAGCAATGGTTGTTCCTATCTTGAATAACGTTGATGCCATCTACTCTTTGGACTCAACACAAGCGGTAGGTTAGGCTTATGAGAGGTGAGGTAATTAGTCCGTTCCGTGATAAGTTCCATTTTAACACCATCTATGAAGTTGGTGCAATCTTGGACTTTGACGAAGAACGCATGAACTCCCTTATCGAACGTAAGCTTTGCAAGATGTTGGAGGTGCAGGATGATAACCATTCTGCACCTCTAAAAGACGATAAGGAAATTAAAGATACTCCTAAAAAGGAAGTCTTGAATGATGGAAAAGAAAATCCTGTAAAGGAAGAAGAAAAGAAGTCAGAAGAGACACCTAAGAAGGAAGTCTTGAAGGAGAAGAAGGAGAGCAAGCCTAAAAAGGAGAAAACCTCAAAAAAGGATGCTGCCGAGTCAACCGAAGAGAATTCCCAAAAGGAGAATGTAGAAGAAGAACTTGACGAAAAGACTAAGAGCGAGCAGGAGGCTGCAAAGAAAATCGCTGAGGCTATGAGTCAGGCTCAGAAATAAGGATGTCACATGAAGATAAGAGAATACATTTCGCAGAAGTTGCGTGCTTGGAACATTACCGATGCCCAATTGGAAGATATATCGTCAGGTATAGACCTTGACGAAGAATATACGTCTGATAATTCCCAGGTTGTAGGCAAGGCGATGATTTCCGTAATCGAGGAACTTATGCTTGCCCCATATATGAGCAATGTGAATGAAAATGGATTCTCTGTCTCTTGGGACTACTCTAGGATAGGACAATACTATATGTGGCTTTGCCGAAAATATGGTGTTGCTCCGGATAATGAAGTGGTGGCAGCTTTAGGGCTTTCCACTATCACGGATAAGTCTGATATTTGGTAAATGTCTAGGTTATGTTATATTCCCCTCATATATTAAAGAAAAAGTTCGTGAATAAGGTTGTCAACAAGTACAACGAGGTCATTAGCTCTTCTGAGGAATGGAAAGAAATGGGGCGTTGTCGGTGCGATGACAACTCTACCGAGCATTTCACTACCGATAATGGTAGCATATATACACCGAAATATCATATTGTTTGTGACAAGTGCCAGATTTCCGAAGGTGATGAAGTCAAAGTATATTCCGATGATGGAAGTTACCGAGGAGGTGGAAAGGTCTATAATGCCCCTAAGTGCAATTATCTTGGTTATATGAGTATCTATGTCTGATGTTATAAAGGATGAGATAGACGCTTTCTTTGCACAGGGAGAAAGGGAAGTAGATGAATTTCTTGATAGGTTAGGTAAAACTGCTGTTGAGCTTGATAAGGCTAACGGAAACTACCGAAACCGCACAGGTAATCTCAGAAGGTCTAACTATAGTAATGTACATGACCACACCTTGACCCTTGGCAACAAAGCGGAATATGCGTCTGATGTTTCCTCTAGGGGGTATGATGTTATAGATTCGGGTATTCAGTATATCAAGAAGAAAATCGAGGATATGCGATGATAACAGAAATAGATGCTGGTCATGTAATCTATGATGACTTGGAACTCATGGGATTGGAGCGAAGACTGAAAGGCCATCTGACAAAGGGTGGACTTGAAGGGGAAAGACCTATGGTCGGTGAGAAGATTCCTGATGAAGGCATGATAGTAATCATTCCTAAGCGCATGAGTGCAGATAAGACATATTTCAACGATTGTACTATAGAGGTAAACATATTGCTCAAAGATATAGAGGGCGAGGCTAATCCTCAATTGAACGAGCTTTTAAAGAAGGCTATTCAAACCCTGTCCGACAATGAGGTCGGAAAAGCTGAGGATGTATGGTATCGCTATTCTATCCGTTCCCACGGCATAGAGCAAGAGAGTAGGTTGAGTTGCCATTACGCAAACATTACTATTGATTTTGAAACATTAAACGTAAGATAAGATGAAACCATTTATTGGAATCAAGAGAATTTGGTATGGTGCTCCTCTTACCGAGGCAAATACACCTGCTAAGTTGGCTACATGGTTGAAAACCGCTACAGAGGTTAAGAACAGCCATGAGGGAACATGGGGATATTCTCAGGATGACCCTAGTGTTACCGAGTACAAGAACGAGCTGAACGGACAGGTTTACTATCGTGACAAGACCGATGAGGGTGCTAAGACAATTACATTCTCTATTGGTGTCTTTTCATGGAAGAATAAGGTAGACTTGCAGGGTGGTAAGATGTACAAGGCAACTGGAGAAGAGACTACAACGGAGGCAGATGCAGTAGGTTGGTCTTCTAGCCAAGATTTGGCTAATATCAACAAGTGTATCGTTGCTCAGACCAAGACAGGGAACTACATCGTTTTCTCGAATGCGGCTATCGTTGCCAAGGGTGACCAGCAGGATAAGAATATCACTTTGGGTATTTCTGCCGTTGCTATGGAAAGCGAGATCGATGGTGTGGCTGGCGAGTACCAATGGGAAGGCTCTGCGGTTGTAGAACAAGAATAAGACATAGGCAACAAATGATAGAGGGGGATGGTGTTAATGCCGTTCCCCTTTTTTTAATATTCAGAACCATGAGTAAGGCAAGTAAATTAGTTACGGATGCAATTCTTGGAGAGGACACCGTAACGATAATCGTGAATGGAAGGGCTTATTACGTTTCACCACCTACAATTATAAAATTGGTCAAGGCGGCTAAATACCTTGATAGTTTCGAAGAGGGCAAGACCTTAGCGGAAGTCTTATGCATGCTTAAGAATTTGGATGATGCTTGCAAGGCGTTGTCCGTATTCATACAAGGCGATGAATCCATTAGTGATGAATTATCTAAAGGAACGCTTGAAGAGGTTGTCAATGGCTTACAAACGGCTTATTCCTTAATCTCTATAAAGGATTTTCAGACGCTATCAATTTTGGCGAAGAGTGCGGCAAGGATGATAGCAAAACCACGACCATAGGTAACGATACACTCTTAGGACAGATTGCATCTTTTATGGATAGTCTGCATTTATCTTACCAAGAAGTCGTGAAAGAGATACCTTATAGAAACTTATTGCTGATGGCAAAAGACAAGCAAAGAGTAGCATGTGGTGATGTAATGTATGAGGTAACGGAAGAAGAGTTTGGAATGAACTTCAAAAAAGGATAAGTTTAAAATAATGCAAATAAAGTGTTAAAAGCACTAAAACGCTTGCAAGTTAGCGAAATATTATTTATCTTTGCAAGCGCAGAACAAAAAAGGATAAAATGGCGATTTAAGAAATTGATAAGATATTAGAAACACGAAACCCGATGGACTATACCGAAAGGCAGTCCGAGTCACTATTCCTTTGACTTTGCAATCGGTAGTTTCGTGTTTTTTGTTTAAAATAATATGCAAGACGTAAGGTTGATATTCGAGATACTGGTTTCCATGTTGCTTTGCGTTTGTCTCATATTGCTTGCTGTAAGTAGATATAGGCAAAAGAAAAAGCGTGAAGAACCGGAGCGAAAGGAAATGGACTTGATAGACTTCTTTTCTTTGGGAGGAGTTGCCTATTATTGGAACAAAGGTGGTAAGCAGCAGAAATGCTACACATACGAAGAATTTCTGAAAATCAAGGCTGACTACGTGGAGCTTTGGTTGAATCAGAATAGATATATTTTTAACTCTCAATTAGATTGCGATGATATATAAAGTATATGTTTTGTTGCCGACAATAGTTGTAGCAGATGGTATTGTTGGTATAGCTTGGCTAGGAAAGGTCTTTGGCTGGCGATATGGAAAGAACAAGAAAAAGAGCAAGAATGTGTCCTTAATGATAGGATATAACACAGGAATGTCTCTTAAGTCGAAAATAGACGATAACGAAGCGGATGATTATTTAAGACGCATTGCCGAAGAAAATAGAATCTAAATTCAAGGGTTAGAGTCCCTTTTTTACAACCATATTACTTGTGGTTATTTTTATACATCGGTTTTTATTAACGATTGTTTTTTATGGTAGATAAATGTATAAAAACGAGCACAAGTTCCCTTATAGATGGACTAAAAAAGATGCTAATTTCACAAAAGACAAAGGTAAGGTGATGTCTTGCTTTTGTTGTGGAGGTGGAAGTTCCTTTGGCTACAAACTAGCTGGCTACGATGTTGTAGCCTGTAATGAGATAGATCCAAAGGTTATGAAGATGTACTTGAAAAATCACGATGTCAAGTACGCTTTCAATTGTGATATTCGTGAGTTGATTACCAATATCAATATGGGGGGGCATATTATGAAAGAAGAGCTTCATAATTTGGAGATATTGGATGCTAGTTTCCCTTGTTCGGTATTCAGTATTGCAGGTGACCGCCAAAAGGCTTGGGGAAAGGAAAAAGTATTCCGAGAAGGTCAGAAGGCGCAAAGGCTTGACGATTTGGCTTTCTACTCAATCGACCTCGCTAAAGAACTAAAGCCAAAGGTAGTAGTTTTTGAGAATGTTCAAGGTTTATTACAAGGTGAAGCCATCGAGTACGTAAAGGAGATTTATAGACAGATGAATGATGCCGGATATATCTTGCAGCATTGGCTTCTCAATGCACGTAACATGGGTGTTCCTCAAAACAGACCTAGGGTATTCTTTATTGGGTTACGTAAAGACCTTTGCGAGCCGTTTATGGTTCAAAAGGATTTGTTCGAGCGAGTGCCTAAGATAGATATGGACTTCAACGAGAAAGAAATTGTCTTGGATGAGTTCTCTGACTATTGTGGAAGGCAAATTCATAAAGGAATAATGAAGTATTGGGAGCATAGAAATGAGAAAGATAATTCTATCGGTGATATTGTCAAGCGGATGGATAATCGTCTTTCTATGTTCAATAACATGTTTCTCAAAAAGAACAAGGTATGCAATACCATATCAGCAATGGAGGATAGACTTGTGTATTATGATAATCCAAGTTATCTTTCAGCACATGATACGATTTTAGCATCAACATTTCCGATGGATTATGACTTTAATGGCATGAAACCTTGGTTTGCTTGCGGAATGTGTGTTCCTCCTGTTATGATGGCTAATGTAGCTACAAGAATCTGGGATTGTTGGTTGTCAAAGATTAAAAAGGAGGAATGCGCATGATAACAGCAAGTATGACTTCGGGTGAGATGCGTAGAGTACGAAACTTAGATGAAACAAGAATCTATGAGTTTCAGATGCGAAAAGCTAATGAGCTTAAACGTGAAATGAGAAAGCAGAACGTACGACAAATAACAAAGACCTTTGAGCTTGCTACACCGAATGCCGATTATCTCATCGTTGTAGGTGTAAAACATGGCGATGTATTTGCTTCCGGTTTGTTCATTTATCTGAAGGAAACCAACGAGTATATTCCTATGAGTAGAAACGAGGGGTATAGCGAAGATTGTTTTGCTATGAGCGTTCATTTTCTGAAGAGATTTGCAGAAAGGTTTTTGAAAAAAGACTTACCGATTGCCAAGATATTGCAAAAGATATATACATCGTTTACAGGCGCAGTTCAGCTCTATAGTGATGACAAGACAAGAAGAGTGGTATTTGCTATTCCGGAAGGGCTTATACTCACAGAATACGAGCAAGAAAAGCATATCATCCACTACAAAACCTTTGTAAGCATGGATATGCTAAAGAAGACACAGAAGCGAAGTTACGAGAAGATAAGTGCATTTCTCATGGAATCTTGTCAGCAAATAGCTAAAGCAAGAGACACCGGAAATGACGAAAGGCTGTGCGTTGTGTACAGAAGGTTTTACAATGATATTGATTTGCTAGATACAAAGGAGGCGCAAGCCATATATTCAAGTTTCTTTGAAAAAGGAGGTAACAATGAAAGATAAAAGTATAACAAGGTTTCTTGGTGATATAAAGCCTATAAAGAATTACGAAAGGTATTATGTTAGCAAGCTGGGACATGTTTTTACTATTGGGAGAACGTCTCAATTAAAGGAAATCGCACCTTGCAAGACACCAAAAGGTTATCTGAAGGTATGGCTTTACAAGAACGGAAAGCGCAAGATGTTTTATATACATCGTTTGGTAGCTCAGGCTTTCTTGGAGAATCCAGAAGCGTTTCCAATGGTGAATCATAAGGATTTCGATAAGACGAATAACGATGTAGACAACTTGGAGTATTGCACCGCAAGATACAATGTGATTTATTCTGCTATAGCAAAGAAAACCTCTTCCGAATACTTGGGTGTGACTTGGAATAAGAGTGTAAGAAAATGGCAAGCGCAGTATCAGATAGGTAAAAAGAAAATATATATAGGTTGCTTTGATACGCAAGAAGAGGCTCATGAAGCTTATGTTAACGCTATAAAAGAGATTTGATATGCTTGAATTTGATAGAATATACAATTCCGACTGCATAGAAGGAATGAAACAAATAGAGAGCGGGAAAGTAGATTTAATTGTTACTGACCCACCATATTGTATCTCCTATAAGACCGGATGGAGAGCAGACGACCATCGTTTTTCGAAGGAAATACTCAATGACGATAATGAGCAATTGATTATTGATTATATGAGCGAATGCTACCGGATTTTGAAGGATGATAGTGCTGCTTATATCTTCTGTAGTGCCAAGACCTTGGACTTTTTTATGCAACAAGCGAGGCACGCAGGGTCTACCATTAAGAATGTGCTCATTTGGCGAAAGAACAACCATACGGCTGGAGATTTAGAGGCGCAATATGGTCAATGTTACGAGCCAATCCTGTATTTGAATAAAGGCAGACGAACCATAAACGGCAAACGTTTGGAGGACGTGTGGGACTTTGATAGAGTTCCATCAGATAAGTTGGTACATCAGAACGAGAAACCAATCCCCTTGCTTATGCAATGCATCTTGAAATCATCGGACGAAGGAGATTTGGTATTTGATGGTTTTATGGGTTCAGCAAGTACTGCTCTGGCTTGTATGCGAACAAACAGGAATTTCCTTGGCTTTGAGTTAGACGGGGAATATTTCAAGGTAGCACAAAAAAGAATCAAAGAAGAAATGTTTAATCAAAAAGATATGTTTGGATATGCTGGAGATAGATAAGATTTATCAAGTTGATTGTCTGGATGGTATGAGCAAGATTGATGACAAGTCCGTCTCACTTATACTCACAGACCCTCCATATGAAATTTCAAGGGATTCCAATTATGCAAAGTCCGCTCCTATTGGTAAAGATACCGATAGATTTCGCATATCTATCGACTTTGGAGACTGGGATAAACAGGAAGCATTTGATATAGGCTCTATGATAAAAGAATCCTACAGGTGCTTGAAAGATGGTGGATATATAGTTTGTTTCTATGATTTGTGGAAGATTGGGGTCGTAAAGGATGCGATGATTAAAGTCGGATTTAAACAAATTAGATTTATAGAATGGATAAAAACAAATCCTGTTCCAATAAATAGTAAGACAAACTATCTCACAAACGCAAGAGAGGTCGCTGTGTGTGGGGTGAAAGGTAAAAATCCTATCTTTAATAGTGAATATGACAATGGAGTATATAGCTTTCCAATCTGTTGTGATAAGGGGAGATTTCATCCTACCCAGAAGCCTGTTAGTCTTTTCAGAAGCATTATAAACAAGCATTCCTGCAAAGGAGATATTGTACTAGACTGCTGTATAGGTAGTGGAACTACGGCTATTGCGTGTATTCAAGAAAATCGTAATTTTATAGGTTTTGAAACTAATAGAGAGTTTTACGATAAAGCAAACAAGAGAATAGAAAATGAATTAATGATAAAGCAAGACAGTTTATTTTGAAATGAAAGTTAGTGGGTGATATGATGGAGCTAAATAGAATTTATCAAGGTGATTGCCGAAAGCTTCTAAAGCAGCTAGACGATGAATGTATAGACCTAGTATGCTCTGATGTTGCTTATCCGGTACAAGCTAGAGGTGGGCGCAGTAGCATGAGTGGATATTGGACGGATTCTCAAACTAGAAAAGGTAAGATATTCAAGAGTAATGACATAGATATTTCGGAGTATATCAACGAACTATATCGAGTACTAAAGGATAAGACTCATTGCTATCTTATGTGTAACGACTATAATCTGATGCACTTTCTAGATGAGATAGGACGGAGTGAGTTTCACTTCACAAAGTGTTTAATATGGGATAAATGCACTAAGGTGTGTGGAACGTATTATATGAATCAAAAGGAGTATATCATTATGCTTCGTAAGGGAGGTGGAAAGCCAATTAATGAGTTTGGCACATCTGACATTCTGAGTGTTCCTATTCCAACCAACAAACGCAGGGATAAAGAAGGATTGATCAATCAGACCGAAAAACCAGTTAAGTTGATGGAGATTCTAATCAGAAACTCAACAAATGTAGGTGATGTTATTCTTGACCCATTTATGGGGAGTGGCACAACAGCAAGAGCTTGCGTAAACCTTGAAAGAAAGTATATAGGCTTTGAAATAGACCAGCGTCAAGTAGATTTTGCCAATAACGAATTAAAGAATATGAGTAGGCAGTTAAGTCTGTTTTGAAACTATGGATATGTGCAAGGTGTTTTGTTGCAATCCTGTTGTAAGAAATGGGAATAAAGAAACAACGGATGCTCTTATAAGAGCTATGAGAGACGAAGCCTTAAAACGAGGGTTGGTACGTGATGAATTGATAGATTTTTGCAACCAATTCATAAGAGAGGGCGAAATCAAAGCTTGTATAGAGCATTTGCTAGATAATTTCAAACGTTATTTTTGGAGGTATCATTGATATGAGAAGAAGAAAGTTGAACAAGTCTCCAGTGCTAGGCTTCTGCGGATTTGTTATCGGTTACGAGTGCAAGGAAAAGGGAATAAAGCTGATGGAGTGCGATAAGGCGCAAGCAGATGCAATCATAGTTCCTCATCACTTTTCACACAAGGTAACGAAGAATAGTTGCTTGAATCTTTTGGTATTGTATAAGGATAAGATAAGGGGCGCAATGCAAATAGGGTATGGAATCCGACCGCACATCAAGACTGAAAAGGGCGAAGTGTTGGATTACCATCAAGTGAGGGAATTTGACAGAATGTGGTTGTCTGATGATATGCCAAAGTTTAGCGAGACGATTTGCCTATCTCTCTTGCATAAGTATATTAGGGCAACACATAAGGAAATCAAGTACCTTATATCTTATGCCGATACGTCCATAGGTAACAAGGGAACTATATATAAAGCTGCAAACTATGAGCATATTGATACCATTAAGGCAGATTTCTATGTGTTACCAAGTGGTGAGCGTGTGCATCCGGTTACGATGTGGCATCGGCACAAGACAAGAGCATGGGAGGTTCTAACGAAGCTATACCCAGGAATAAAAAAGGCAGAAGGGTTTCAACTTAAATTTCTGAAGAAGTTATGAAGAAAAGAAATAAATGTATTCCTCGTCATTTGCATCCAGATCCTGAGCATTGGGTTAGAAAGGGTCAATCTTGGAAGGCGAAGGTAGCTTATGAAAGCGAGGATGATGCTTGGGAGTTTCTAAATCAGAATTCGAAGTTGAAGGCTTCCAGCTGGCATCCTTACTTATGCAAGGTTTGCTCAAAGTGGCATATTGGTAGGTTACATAATTAACGATTATGAAAAAAGAAGATAGACTTAAAATATATCGCAAATACGATGGGCATTGTGCTTATTGCGGCAAGAGTATAGAGTATAAGGATATGCAGGTTGACCATCTTGTTCCGAAAAATCGAGGTTGTTACTCTCGGTGGAGCGACAAGGAGGGAAAATTTGTCGTATTCCATGGCGATGATTCCATGGAGAACTATATGCCATCTTGCAGGTCTTGTAATCTTCGTAAGCGTGATATGAGTTTGGAACAATTTCGTTCAGAGATTACTAGACAGGCTAAAGGATTGCTTAATGGTAAGGCTTCTTTCCAAGTAAAGATGTCGCTTGCTTATGGTTTAATCGAAGAGCACTTTGATAGACAAATTGTGTTCTACTTTGAGAAATTTAAATAGTTGAGAATATGAAGAAGTTTAAGAAGTCGATAGAGATTAGCACTAAGAATATTTCAGACGTTCTTCAAGTGCCAATTGTTACAAGTTTATACAAGACTAAGAATTTTAAAAACCCTTGTCTTGAAGGTCGTAGCGTTCCTTATGATACTATAGCACTGATGTATGTTCATATCGAAGGCTTTGATAGCGATTTTTGTATTAACCAAGGCAACATGCTCGCTCTTGACATTTGTGATACTTGGTATGCCTTTTCAAAAGCAGGGTGGGAGAAACATAAAAACGATGAGGTATGAAGAAGAAAGGATATTACGAATACGACCAGCCCATTTACCCACACTTATTGTGTGTTGGGGTTGGGTTGCAGTTTGAGGATGCAAAGAAAGCATTCTTGAATAATGATGGTACGGATATTGAAAAGTACGATTTTTTAAATGGTGATGGATTTACTTATTACGGACTTCACATAAGAGAAACAAGAAGAAAGTGCGTTCTTGTTTTATTCAGTAGCAGTAAGGCTATGCGTCTGAATGTAATTTGTCATGAGGCTAGTCACGCTCGTGATGCTATCGAGGGTAATATTGAAATGAAACATGGTGGAGAACCATCTGCCTATCTGATAGGTTGGATAGCATCATGTATCAATAAGGCTCGTTTGGGAATTGGAGATTTCGTTGAAATCGTAGATAAGGAAGAAAAATAGCCCAAAGGCAAAATACCATTTGGTGTTTACCCCATCACTATATATAATAATGTAGTGGTGGGGATTTCTTTGTTAACGTCAGCAAATTATTCGTTCGTATCATTATAGAGTGTTAAAAGATAAAAGAAATACATTAAATAATTTGCATATTTCGAATAATCTTTGTATCTTTGCATCGTAATTAAGAAATAAAGGTTACTAATTAAAAATGGTGAGACACACCACAAAAACTGTAATAAGAAAATGAAAAAGTTTTTTGAAAACTTATCTGAAAAGTTTAATGATGCGGCTTTTGAGGCGCAGCTTGATGATTTTACTTGCGAGTTTGATGCTATTAACAAACCTGCTGAAATCGTGGTGTCCGTTAAGAGTAGAAAGGTTATCCATTCATATGGAAATATTTCTTCTTATCCATATTACAATGTAGATAAGATTAATATCTATAATGAAGACGGAGAAGACGTGTCTTCAAAATATCCTTTGTTCTGCCAAAGAGTTAAGGATTGCGTGCCTTCTTATAAAGATGTAGAGAATGACTTGATGGAGGCAAATATGAGCGATACCGAGCTTTATTTCGGCTCAGAGGATAATTATTTGCATTACAAGTATGGTAACTAAATGGTTTGGATATGGAGTACGAAAATAAGTTTGTAGGTCTTTCATCTGTAATGAGTCACGACCTTGAAATATTAAGGTATGAACTAGAGTATGGATGGAAATTGGCTCTTATACCAAATGATGTGTGGTACAACTAATTACTTTTAAAATTTCAAATTATGGCAGAATATAAAGTTGAAGTAGATTTGTCGGACTTGTTCGATGATATGACCATCAACGAACAGAAGAACTTTTTAGTAGAAAAGTTCAGTTCCTTACCTATAAACAAGATGGTTGAAGTAGCTGGAGAAATACTGGATAACCTTAATGGCGACCAAGTAGCTAAAGTTATAGAAGACGCTTTCGATAACTTGCATGAGCAAGGTCAAGAGCAAGTAATCAACAATGTGAACGAATAAGGCTATGATGTCCGATAAACAATATAGAGTTGCTCGCAAGGGTGTTGTCGAGCAACTTAAATTAGCTCAG